GTAATTACGCTAGGCAATGGTGCAATTGCAACTTTACGCGCTCAAGTTACTACCATCACAGCGCTTTCCGATGAGCGTGATAAGAAAAACATTGTGCCACTTAATGCTGGCCTTGACTTCCTTACCAAACTGCGCCCTGTATCCTTCACTTGGAATACAAGAGATAAAGCCAAAGTTGATGTTGAAGATACTGGTTTTATTGCGCAAGAACTTCTTGCTGTACAGGAAGATACTGGTATTACCATCCCCAACTTGGTAAGCCAAGAAAACCCTGATAAACTTGAAGCTGGTTATGGCACATTGATTCCCGTCTTGGTCAGTGCCGTACAAGAATTGACCGCAATGGTCAAGCAACTACAAGACGAAATCACAACCCTTAAAGGAGACAACTAATGCTTACGTTCACTATCGACTCCGCCCAGCAGTATTCCGCTTCACTTGATAGCGTAAATCTCATCAATAATTTGCTTACTAAGCCTTCCTTAACAGAAGAAGAGCAAGAGCGTATTGCTCGTAATGTTGAGCATCTTGAAATTATGGTTTCCAAGGACTTCTGGACTACAGAAGATCTCACCCCATTGACTGCTGCGATTACTGCTGGCAAGGCCGTGTAGTCCTACTCACTACCATGACCGCCCCTTTTCCACTCACCGCTGATCAGGAGCTTGCTTTGTTTAAACGCACCTGCGAGCGTTTGATCGCTAACCCGGACCGTCTCAAAGTCGTAATTCAGCAAGCTGGTATCACAGATGATCTTGGCCGTCTGACTAGCCGCTACGGGAGTCAGTAGTCACCTTCACTTCTCTGTTAAAGATGACAAGCTTTTTGTGCTGTAGACTTCCTGAAGTCAATTGACTTTCCATGGAAACCACAGTAACTTGGCATATTGCCAACCTTGAGCGAGAAACTGCTGACGGTGTTGTTTTTGCCGCCCACTACACCATTGACGCAAACGATGGCACCTATTCTGCAGGTGCCTACGGCAGTTGTGGACTTGAGCGTCCTGATGAAGAGGAAATGATTCCTTTCAGCGAACTTACGGAAGAAATTTGCGTGGACTGGGTGAAGGAAAAGCTCACTGAAGAAAAAGTGGCTGAGATTGAAGCTGCTCTTCAGGCACAGCTAGATGAACAACGTGCGCCGTCAAAAGCGGCAGGTGTTCCTTGGCAGGGTTAAACTAGGCTTTTGTCATGGCAGTAAAAAGCAAAGGCGGCAGCGCAGCCCTCAAGCGTGAACACACGCCAGGGACTCCTAAGACCACTTCTATTGGGCAGGGGGCGCACTCACGGCCACGACGCAAGGGGAAAAAGCCTTTGGTAGGGCAGGGGCGAGGGTGATTGACAGCTTGACGACACAGGGCTAGTCTTCGGGCTAGCTCTTTTTTTGTCATGGCCTTTGTCAATACCATCTCGTTTTCTTATCGCTTTTCCAGCGAGCTAGCAACTTCCGGCGCCTGCTCTTACCAAGAAGTCAACCACGTCTATTCCGCTGAAAACAGCACTGTCATGGCAAGATGCTTTGTCCAATTTATGCTGGCCGCTGGCTATAAGCCCGGCAACGTTCTAGCAGGCATGAAGGAAATCATTGCCAAATGCGACAAAGACCGGGGGCTTATAGTAGGGTAAAGGAAAACGATTGGCAATGGGACAAATAGTTGCTGACGATGAACAGTTTGAAACTCACATTGAGGCTGATTATCGCGGGCAACTATTACAGCAGGGGCCAGACAGTGGGGCACTAGATGCTTTTGGAAGGCAGCGCTTCAGCCAGCCATTTACATTGTTTGATTCTATGCTGCGCTATTCAAAGCGCACAGACCTGTGGGACGAGGCAACAACAGGCGGTGGCACCACCAACTACTTGACAGACGAAAGCTCATTGGAGCTTAAAACAACGGTGGCATCAGGGGATACGGTGCTCCGTCGCTCCCGCAGACACCTCCCCTACCAGCCAGGGAAGTCGATTTTGGCCATGGCGAGCTTTGTCGGCAATGCTCCCATTGCTGGGCTTGTGCAAGAAGTTGGGTATTTTGATAATGACAATGGCAGGGGAAATGTGCAGACAATGAGCAGTGGCACGTTTTCTAGCGGTACTATTATTGGCGCGGGGCTAGTTGCATCTCGCTCTTCCATTGAATTTGACCCTGAAAGCGGACTGGCTTTATCATTGGGGCAGAGCATTGCTGGTGCAAGCGACGTCATCATTTTGACGCTTCAATGTAGCTCTTCGGAAAATGCCACTGGCTTGATTGGGTGGCGAGAAGTGGTTTAATTGTCTATGATAAGGAAAGGCAGGAACAATCAATGACTACGCCGGCTCCTTACGATATAACCATTCACCAAGGCGCCACTTTTGAAGTGGAGCTACAATTGCTTAACGGCGATAACACGTCTACTAATTTGACGGGCTTTACAATTTCTGGCACTGTCTGGGATAGACTTGGCACTAGAAAGCTGGCTAATTTTGCCACCCCATGGGTTAATCAAGCAAGCGGCATCTTCAAACTTCGCTTAGCGTCAAGCGTCACTAGCGGCATTACGGAACAAGGGGCCTACGATGTACTTGTCACTGAACCAAGCGGAGACAATTTCTACCTTATGGAAGGCACAGCCTTTTGGAACCCCGGTTTGAGCTTTAAGTGATGTCTCAAATTGTTGCAATACTAACCGAAGCAGTGTCTCAAATTGTTGCGATACAAGGCGAAGACCGCATATTGCTAGTCCAGCAGTCTGCAGTGCAAGGGCCGCCAGGGCCTGCAGGGGCGTCAGGTAGTGGAGTGGCAGTTAGCGGCGGCACTGGCACTGTTACCAGCATTAGCCTAATAGTTCCAAGCGGGCTGGTCGTCTCTGGCAGCCCCATCACGTCTTCTGGCACCTTCACTGTCACCTATGCCAGTGGCATTCGCGCCTACACAACGGCAGAGGCCACCAAGCTTGCGGGAGTAGCTTCTGGCGCTACGGCGAACAGCGGCACCGTGACGAGTATTGCGCTGGCAATGCCAAGCGGGCTTGTTGTCTCAGGGAGCCCTATTGTGTCGTCTGGCCTGCTAGCGGTCACTTATGCCAGTGGCGTGCAGGCTTATACTTCAGCGGAGGCGGACAAACTTGCCGGCATTGCATCAGGGGCCACGTCTAGCAACGGAACGGTCACTAGCGTCAGCTTGATCCCGCCCAGTGGGCTGGTGGCCTCAGGGAATCCCATTGTGTCATCTGGCACTATCACTTTCGTCTATGCCAGTGGCTTTCAAGCTTATACAACTGCGGAATCAAACAAGCTTGCCACCATTGCTTCTGGAGCGCAAGTTAATGTAGGCACCAATTTGTCTTACAGCGGGGCATCTCGCGCTCTCAATAGCTCCACCGGCAGCGGCGTAATTCTCCCATTGTTCACCAACAGCGAAGCCGGATTGGTTGGCGGCAGTGGAGGGGGCACTATTAATTTCCTTAGGGCTGATGGGCAGTGGGCGGCACCCCCCGTAGGCAGTGGCACTAGCAGCGGTACTAGCGGCGGTACTGTTACCAGCGTTGGATTGGTGGTGCCCAGTGGGTTTAGCGTTGGCGGATCGCCGGTAACAACTAGCGGAGACATCGCGCTCATATTTGCTTCGGGCTTCAGCCTGCCCTCAAATGCTAGTCAGAGCAATTGGAACACGGCATTTAATGAGCGCCTTTCTTGGGACGGAGGATCGGCGGGGCTTGCCGCTGCATCGGGTCGCACCAGCCTGGGCCTCACTGGACTGGCCACTGCAACAGTTGGCAGCGGACTAATCCTAAGCAGCGGAGTGTTGAGTGCTACGACGTCATCCGTCTATGCAGTCAGCGGCTGGATTGTTCCATTTGAAGGCAGCATGGCCGTCGGTAGCGCATTGACGGCAAACACAATTGCCCTCTATCCGTTTATTGTTAGGAGAAATGTCACTATAGATAATTTAGGTGCAAGGGTGACAACGGTTACATCTGGAAGCAATGTGCAACTAGCCGTGTATAGATCAGATGCAGACAACAAAATCACGGGGACGGCTCTAGCGGCCACCGGGAGCCTTTCAAGCGCCACCGCTACAACTATATTCGGATCGGTGACGGCGTTTACGTTGCAAGCCGGTTCGATTTACTGGATGGCGATTAACTCAAACGGAACGCCAGTAATGTCAGCGCCATCTACCTTGAGTATGCACCTCAATTCCATACTAGGGCCGCCACTTTTAGCCGATGTTTTTGGCACTGCAACTATATCTCTGGTGTTAAGAACTGTGGCACAAACGTTTAACACTTGGCCCGACCTTACAGCAGTCACGCCAACGGTTATAGCGGGAAACGCTGCCGTATCAAAGGGCGCACTTGTCGCAATGCAAGTTAGTGCCCTGCCATGATTAGTTACACACCAACGCAAATCATTTTTGCCGACGACGAGGACCGCAGTCGTCCGCCATTGATCCTGCTTGCGACTGCTACGACGGATGAGATAGAGGCAGCAGCGGCTGCATATTTTGGCGAGGCAGCCACAAAGGCGCCGCCTGATTATGTCGAGTTTTATAGTGCATTGCTGGGCAGTAATACCTACGGTTCGGTGATAGGCCAACCAAAAACCGCTGACTTAGCCTTTGCAATGGCCATATTCGTTTCTGCCATACAAGATTGCATGGCAGGGCGCGAAAGTCAGCCGGCAATGCAGGGTGCTATCTGGCTACTGCTAAGCCAAGTGACGCTAACCGAAGCCCACGCTGCCGAGCTGGTAACACTAATGAACACGCATCACTTAAACAATATCTACCTTCTGGCACCACCTAACGAAAGGCAATAGCTTTAACTCTTGCCTCTTTTGGGCGGCATACAGCTTGGATGATGAGGATGCACGCAATGAAGATAAGAGCGAGAAACCATTACCAGTCCCGTTGAAAACAAGCACAGTCCGATAATGATTTCCATGGCTATCAAAGAGCTATGTTATTGTAACTGCCAAGTGATGCGCAATTCCCCGCCGAGAGCCTTTACTTCATCACTGGCACTAGCAGGGGCTTCATGGACAATCATCACAGAAGGAACCACGGCATTGGGCATAGGCGTGATAGTTGCCGCAGGGAATAATTCTTGAGCCTTGCCTGCGAGCTTGTTAGCAACAGTTTCACGCTCCTCTTCTTCCCATTGCCCCACCAATTCCTTGACTTGCTCGTCCACCTTTTGCAGCGTAATTGAAGTCTTCCATTCAGTCCAGAATGGCAGGCAATGGGAAAGGAGCAAGGGGAACCACGTTGTAAAACGCAGGCGAGGCCATTTGCTGACAGCCTGTATTGCTAGTTCATAGCAAAGCGCAAAGAAGATGGTTTCCTTGCTCATCATCCCTCCTGGAAGACTGAGCAAAAAACGGTGCCCTGCCTATACAAGGGAAGCACTCTTTCAACTAGGTCTTTGTTTTTGCAGCGCAAACAGCCATGAGTGGCCACAAGGGGCTGGTTAGGCGCCCATGCTCCAGGCCAGCCCAATGCACTGCCGCCGCCATGAAGCCCTATTCCTGCCCGTCCTATGCCAGTCTCCTGCCCTTCTAGGTCGATCATGTCATAGAAGGCCCAGCCATAGGCCATCAATGTGCGATCATAGGGGGCTTTACTGCCATGCAAAGCATAGTCGTTGTAAAGCTGCCCCAGTTTGTAAAGACCAGGGGGAGTGTCGGACCTTTGAAGTCTGCTTTCGTAGTCACTATATTGGCCACGCGCAAGGCATGGAATCTCCCATAACAGCTTCCCCTTAAAAGAAAAAGCCTTCATTGTCTCTATGTCATCGTTGACAATCAAATGGCTGTCGCCTTCTTTGAAGCCAAAGTCCTGAGGGCGCTTTTTAGGGCCAACTAATGCCATGATGGATTGATGCTGCGGTGGGTTTTAAGCAGACAAGGCCTAGCGGCAATCAGCCCTTCACGCGAAACACAGCCTTGAGGCCAGTCAGGACAAGTTGCACAACGTTGTTGCTCTTGTAAGGAGTGTGCTGAATTACTTGGTCAAGGGCAGCAATAGCGATGCCACCAACAACGAACCATTCAACGCCAGTCATGAGAATAAAAGCATTTACCTAAGTTTAGCGCTTGATTTCCAGAGAACGCACGCGAGCTTCCAAGTCCTTCATGTTCTCGGTGAGTGTGTCAAGCTTTTCAGTGATATTTTCCACTTGCGTGGTAATCTTCACTTGTTGATGGCCAATGCTCATCATCATGGCACCAGTGGCCAGGAGCATACCAGCAGTGATTGAAACAGCTAGGTCGGCCAGCTTTTCCTGCCAGCTTTTCATGCTCGTAAAGACTTTCTTTTGTTCATTCTAAGCTATTCTCCAAGGCTTAGCTTTGGCTTTAAGCTAAGGAGAAGACAGTTAAAAGTCATCATGAGGATGAGCAATGGACCTGAAGAACTTCTCCATTCTCTTTCCGAATTACGCCCTGGCGATGCAAAACGTCGTTACCGAAAAAGTATTTTTGAAGACTACTCTGTAAGGGGACCATTTGGTCATTGTGCTTGCGCTTACTGTGGTAAGTGGACCGAAAAACTTACGATTGATCACATTGTTCCTAAAAGCAAAGGCGGGCCACACTTTGCAAAGTGGAACAATGCGCCATCATGCTTAAGCTGCAACATGGATAAGGGAAGCTTGTCAGTTTTTGAATGGTGGCGACCTAAAGAATTCTGGACTACGCAGCGTGAACAGGCTTTACTTAGTTGGATTCATTCCCATAGCTTTGTAAGTGCCCACACTGATCTGTCTGATTGGGAAGCATGGTGCGAGGCCACTCAGCGTATTTTGCCATTGCATGAAAAAGGAGCCGTTTACGGCCCCTTCCCTTTGAACAATTTATGTGAGGCGTCGTTGTCGCATATAGGATCGAACATACCCTCTGAGGGCCCTTGACGCACTCCTGATAATAGACAGAAGCCATCAGGGCATCCGCTTGACTTTAAATGGTCATCAGGGTCGTAATTAACAGAAAGAGCGTCACTTATTGCTTGTGTAATTTTATTTTCAAAAGCAACTTCGTTTTCAATTAGTGCAGTCAAGCGAAGCAAGTACCATTCAGCTTTTTTTAAATCTTCAATGCCATTTTTGTTTTCGTAGCGATACAAATACTTAATGCAATTACCTTTTAGGAAGCCTTTGAAGGCTTCGGCAGTCATTGATGCTTCGATGGCTTCAATGCATTCCACTCCTCCTTTTTGATAGTGGGCGGGATTAATAGCGTTCATGCTCAGAATTGGTAGTTGTTTTCAGCAAAGGCATCAAAGGCTTCTGGAGCCACTGGCCTTCCTAGTTCAAGCAGCGCCTTAGCGTAAGACACAATTTCTCCTTGAGCACCTTTGCCAATGCGCAAAGAGATGAAATGGAACAAAGCTTGCAGAGAGCAGGTCCAGACGAAACTAGTATAGAGCGCAGAGGGCAGGATAGCTCTGGCTTGCTCCTTACTCACGCCTATCAGCAGAAGCCCTGCATACGCCTGCTTGCAAGCCTCTACGGCCTGTGCGTACTGGGCAAGGGCCAATGCCTGGCTTGTGCCCGTAAGAGGCCCTGCAGACGCCTGACGGTTGTCTTCGCTTTGCTGCAAGAACTCAATGGGAATGTAAAATTCAGCTTCATCGGCAGCACAGTAGCGAAAGCTTTTTTCGTTCCAGCCAAGCTGATCATCAACAAACGTAGATGCCACTACATGCTTCCACCATTGTCTTGCGATGAACAACGGAGCCTTTACTGACCACTTAAATACCACGCCCCTAAAAGGAGAAGTGTGATGATGCTTTGCAAGGTAGCAAAGCAGCTTACCGTCGCGTTCTGTCCATTCTGCACTTTCTGCAGCAAAAGACTGGCGAGCATCATTGACAACAGAGAGGCTATTCCCCATGGAATCAAGCAGGCGAAGAGAGCTTTTGCCATCGCCTAAAGGATCAAGCTGCATTTTCCTCTTTCTTCTGAGCATTTTCAATCATCTCTGAATGTAACCTAGAGCGCGTGTTCATCATTGTGCCTGCCATTGCATAAGACATGCCCGCCATTTGATTGCACCATTGAATTGTTTCCTCTGGGCTTTCTAATTTTTCTGGTGCATAAATATGGATGAGCTGTGCCATGGCATTTATGGCAAAGTCGTCCATAAGATCAGCTAAAGGAGCGGCGGAGGTAGAAGTCATTTCTTAGAAGAATTAAAATTGGCAAAGATGAAGCGGATGGTTAATACCACCAAGAGCCATTGCCAAAAAGTGAGAACAATGGCAGGGGCAAACAGTGCCACGACTACGCTCAAAAGCCAAGCACGAGCACAAGCCAAGCCAAACTCAATGGCGATGAGAGCTGCAACAGCTCCAGCCGCTGCAGCAAAATTTTCAATTTGAGAGCTGGTCATTTAGAAAGGCAGGCGATGGGGCGGATGCGTTGAATTGCCACTGTACCAGAGATGAAAGGATGCTTTTGTTCCCACTGGACCATTGCAGCTTTTCTTCCATTGCTCCCCTTTGTGAAGCCTTGGAAGGTGCCGTAGATGGACGTTGGCACCATGCCAGCCCCTGTGAGGGCGACCAATACCACGCGCTCTCCTGGTGTCCAGTCATAGTCCTTTGGTGACCGTCTCAGTGTATATCGTCGGGAAGCCGAAAGCAAGACTTCGGCACTTTCACCATCAACCACCTTCCTGGCAAACTGCTTGCGACCATCGTTCGCTTGTAGCCTAGTAACAAAAGAATGCCTGTTAACCATGGCTGAATATTGCATACCAGT